CCGCCGTCATGTTTCCGTGACGCAATGATGACGTATACTACTACATATGCATATAAAGATAATTTCAATACTTGCATATTGATGAGGGGCGGGGTTAGGGGTGGGGCTGACCTTTAAGATTTGCATAAATATGGGAGGTGCCAACAACAGCCAATCAGAAAAGGCTTCGGGGTGAAATCTGATTGGTCAACCAACACATATATACCGGTGCACCCGGAAGGAGGTGTCATTCGACGGAGAGCACGTCTAGGGTGAGTGTCGCTCCTGCCTTCTCTGCTATGGCCACGTCAGCTCTATCCTTACTGGGGGAGCCCAGCATTGAAGAGATCAAGCGGTTCGGGGGTCCTGCTTACACCTTTGTGCTAAAGCTGCCTCTGCCTAACTGGCAGGATCAGGAATTATACCTGCAGCGCACATTTAGTGTGCTCTATGGAGGGCAGCTGGAATCAAGAGCAGACTTTCAGGGCCTAAGCAGCTTGGACAGTCTAGCTCTGGTCAGTTTTCTGATCAACCATGGGCCACACAAGTCCTATATCTATACATTAACTGACGCTGCACATAAAGCTGCAAAAATGGCCTTCTGCAAAAAACAGGGGACATCTAGTCCTACCTGCAGCATCTATGCACAAGGAGAGCTCGGCAGCCATCACTTACATGTACATCTGGTATTAGCCGGTACGGGACTAAACAAATACAATGCCAAGGCATGGAGGTCTCTGCTGGCCTACAACTGGTTTGGAAACTTACTGACTGTCGCATGCACAATGGACAGAGTGAGGCCAGCTATGCCAGACATTGTCACTCTGCTGCACACCTCACGGGATCAGTGTGTAGAGGGAGACGGCAGTGACTACTGCACCATCCTGCAATACAGGAGCCGCGAGGGACACATGTACGCCTGCAGAGTTGACGGGGCAGAATACATCTGCAACTACCTGCTGCCTAAGAATCTTAAATACTATACCTTTTTGGAACCTAGTGAAGTGACTCCATTTGACTCCTTCTTTATCAATATCTCGGCAGCAAAAACTTATGGGGTAACTCTGCTAAACGGAAACTACGTTTCCGAAAATATTAGGAAACAGTGGGTGCAACAGCTGCAGCAAGAAATCTGCCGTCTCGCAGAGGAACCTGTGTTTACTGGAGACATCTTCGGGACCTTACCTGAGGTATCTAAAGCTGTATGGCAAGGTTCTAGCAAGCCGGGTGGCAGGATGACTAAGAAAGAGGGATTGATGATTGATTGTTTGCGCCGCTGTCATGAAAATCACTTGTTAACATATGAAGATCTTGTTAACACTTGTCCTGATTTAATCATTATGTTAGAAAGTCAACCCGGAGGGAGCAAACTTATAGAGCAAACATTGCACATGATGCACATAAAGATTGCGCAGACACATACCGCAATGTCATTTATTCAGACCAGGTACACAGATGATGCAATAACCGGGCAGAACAAAGTCTTTAAGTTGCTTGCTTTTCAAGGATATAATCCTTGGCAGGTGGGGCACTGGGTGTGCTGTTTGCTCAGCAAACAATCTGGCAAACAGAACACTCTGTCTCTGTATGGTCCTGCCAGTACTGGAAAGACAAACTTGGCAAAAGCAATTGTAAACTGTGTTAAACTGTATGGCAATGTAAATCACTTGAATAAGAACTTTGTCTTTAATGATTGCGCGGCAAAACTTATCATATGGTGGGAAGAAGCTCTAATGCACTGTGACTATGTGGAGCAGGCAAAATGCCTGCTGGGGGGCACAGAGTTTCGGGTAGACCGCAAACACAAGGACTCACAGCTGTTACCGCAAACACCTGTGATTATCTCAACCAACAATAACATCTATGAAGTCACAGGTGGGAATACAGTGACAGGTGTGCACTCGAAACCTTTGCGGGAAAGGATTGTGCAGCTGAACCTCATGAAACAGCTACCAGCCACTTTTGGGGAGATCTCTTGTGATGAGGTGGCAGCCTGGCTCTTGGCCTGCAAAGCGCGGTACCAAATAGGACTCACAGACTTTTATGAGCAATGGACACTGGGGACTGTGCCAAATGACTTTCCTCTCGCTAATCCATGTGCTGGTCACTTACAGGACTTGGTCCTGGATGATTGTGGGGTTTGTGACGTCTGTGGTTGCCGGAAGCCTCTTGATTTCGACTGGACTGTGGCTGTACCGTCTACTGAGACACCTCCTGCAACTCCAAGATCAGGTAGAGACACTTTTAAAATTCTCACACCAACAAAAATTCATTTCTGGTGCACTGAATTTGACCTGTCCTACCTTGACTCTCCAGGAACTCCCGGAAGGAAGCGGGATCTGGATGAGAAAGTCTCCAAGTCGCCGGCATCACCTCGTCCAAGTACGCCTTCCGCGCCTAAAAAACCTAAGAGGAAACTGAGTCTAGAGGTACGTGCAGCTGACTGCTGGGCATCACAACCACAAAATGAGCTCGAGATCCTACAATACGAAACAGAGCTCCAGGACAAAGAGCAGCTACAGGAGCAGGAGCCGGTCACCTCTAGCACAGGCCTCACACCGTCAGAATGGGGACAGCGGCTCGGAGTCATCTCACAGGGACCGGGGAAATCGCCAATCGTCCTACACTGCTTTGAAACAATCCCGGAGAGCGAGGACGACACCGATTGAGGTGTTCACGCGGCACAGAGCCGCAAACAATGTGGACATTCAGTACTGTGGGTTCTACTGGCACAGCACCAGGCTGGCCAGAGCCGGGACTGATTGGATCTTTAATGAGGGGAAACAAAAATTCCAGGAAAGGATGAATAACAATGTAATCAAATGGGAAGACTGTAGGGAGCTACTGTTTGATTTTAAAAAATGTCAGGATCAGAAATATAGAAATATCATGTATCACTTGTCGCGGGGGGGGCATTGTCATAAATGTGAATACTGGGGTAACATGTATCTTCAACATCTCGCACAGGTTGAGACTGAACAAACACAACCTGAGGTGTCTGATCAAAAGATGTTGGAGATGGCTATGCAATTGGATGGCACCAATAAATAGAAAGCCTCGCGGTTGGGTTTTGCCAGGCTATAAATACTTGAGGCCTTTCAACCCACTAGAAAACGGAGAACCTGTTAATAAAGCTGACGAGGCAGCTCGCAAACACGATATTGCATACAATCAATACTTAGAGAAAGGACAAAATCCATACTTAAATTTCAATAAAGCTGATCAAACTTTCATTGACGATTTGCGTCACGACAATTCATTTGGCGGCGCCATCGGGAAAACATACTTTTCAATAAAAAAGACACTCTTCCCACATCTGGCAGGAGAGGGTGAGCCTCCTGCCAAGCGCAGCAAGCCAGGGGAAAGAGCAGCCAAGAGAAAACAATACTTTGCCAGATCAAACAGACAAGCCAAACAACAAAGAATGGAACAGCCTGATGCTGCGGCGGCTGATGAAACCAGCACCACACCACACTCGCGCTCGGCACGATCAGCCGGTGGGGGAGGAGGAGGTCCGGGAGGATCAGGCGGCTCTGGAGGAGGGGGAAACTCTGTTGGCTTCAGTACAGGGGGTTGGGACGCGGGCAGCATCTTCACTGATAATATCATCATCACCACAAACACGCGCCAGTGGTACGCGCCAATATATGACGGGCACAAGTACAAGAAACACAAAGCCGGGGACAATGGGGGAACAGACAGTGACTGGTCAGGAATCAGCACACCCTGGGGCGTGTTCAACTTCAACTGTTATGCCTCTCACTTCTCACCACAAGATTGGCAAAGGCTGACAAACGAGTATGTCAAGTGGAGACCTAAGTCCATGACAGTTAAAATCTATAACCTGCAAATCAAGCAAATAGTAAAGCTGGGGGCAGACACTCTATACAACAATGATCTGACAGCAGGGGTCCATGTCTTCTGTGACGGAAGCCATAGATACCCATACTCACAACATCCATGGGACAAAGACACCATGCCAGAGCTGCCAGACGAGATCTGGAAACTGCCACAATATGCCTATTACCAAATCCAGGATGACTTAGCCGAGAAAGCCTCGGGGGACAATGTCATCAACCCTGATGACATGTCCAAAAACCTCATCAGGGACGCGCCGCTATATATCCTAGAAACATCCACACATGAAGTGCTCCGGACCGGAGAAGACACCAGCTTCAACTTCACATTCTCATCAGGCTGGGTCATGAATGACAGGGCATTCTGTCCTCCGCAGGCAGACTTCAATCCACTCTCACAAACCAGAAGATACTCAGCTCACAGAGACAACAACAAAAACATTTTTGGACGGTACAACCCGTACAAAAAACCCAGCAACTGGTTCCCGGGACCAGCGCTGTCCTACACTGGCAACCTAAAGAAAAACAATGGCTACCAAACAGGAAAAACAACCGCACCTATCACTGTCACGTACCAGCACCCACACGAGGCATCAAGAAACAGCACAGCCACGGCAACAGGGGTCTCCATGCCTAATGAGGAAGGAGCCCGCAAAAGCGGCTACAATGTCACTCCCGTAAATCACGCCTACGCGGCAGCAGAAAACATCACTCTAGGATATGACTCTGCACCGCAGAGTGAGGCCATAGAAAACATCACCACAGTTGACGTAGACAGGGATATGACGCGCTGGGGAAGCCTATGGGCCTGTGACGGGGTAGAGGGAACCTACGCGCAAATCAAGCACAGCTGGATGTTTCCCATGCAAGCCTGGAATGGGATTCCCATAGCCAGATACACACCAATATGGGTCAAGATTCCAAGAACAGACTTCCACACTCTACTGGATTCTCCAGATGGAACTCTGCCCATGACACATCCACCAGGCAACATCTTCTGCAAGGTCGCTAAAATACCAGTACCCTCAACTGATACGGAAAGCTTCCTCAACATCTACGTGACAGGACAAGTCACCTGTGAAATCGTCTGGGAAGCAGAGAGATACCAAACCAAAAACTGGCGTCCAGAGATCAGGAATGATGTCAAAAGCTTCAAAGATGCACATCTCTATGACTTTGACACAGCCGGGAAGTACAACACACCAGAAAACTTCAATGAGGAAATGCCTACGCGCATGGGCATCAACCGCGTTCTGTAAACAAATCTGTATCCGCTTGCCAAAAATAAAATTTTGATATAATCTTCTATAGTACATGTTTAGTAGACGTCATTAGTTTGGCTTAGTTTCAATCTTAGTTTCATGGGT